TTTTCTGATATTTACTTGCATACTCGTCCGTTTCCAATTCGTCCGCTATGCTTTCTGACATTCCCTTTCCGTTTCCGTAAGGGTCATCCAAATCTACATCTTTAAAATAAATAAAATCTTCGGCAGGAACTGTCAATGTAATCCCGCCCATACTTCCATAAGGTGTGATTAAATAAAAATGATTTCCTAATGTTGGCTTTTCAATTATCCACGCTTTAGGAATAGGAAGTAAAGCTATAATCTTTCTTCCATCCCTTATTTTAAGCAAACCACATTCTCCAACTAAGTCGATATAAGCAAATATCATATATCTGACTGTCCAGCCATCTAACTCTGGAAAAGTTGGTACAGGATGTTCTAATAATTCATATAATTCGTGTTCCCCGATAACTTCCGCGTTTTTTCCATTCTTTCTGTAATCTGATTTCCGATAGAGTTTTAATTCTTCACTCGCACAAGTTCTCGCTATGTATCTGACCGGGTCAAGTCGTGGTGAGTTGCCATATAACTTCGGCATTTCACTACTTGCCCTATTAGGTGCTACACTCCATCTTCTTTTGATTTTGTCTATTAAGTCCATAGATACAAAACCCCCATATTGTGTCTACTTAATTTATATAACACTCAGGGGATTTTAGCAAGTTTTTATTTTTCCACTTTGTTAATTCTTGTCATTTTTTCCATTTCCGCTTTTATTCTGTCGATAATTGCAGGGTCTTTCGGATAATACCGATAAAGCCAATGTATCATTTCGTGTGTCTGATTATTACAGGGTAAAAAATTATCATTCAATTTTTCGTAATTCTCTTCCCGTAAATCCTCGTGGTGAAGCTCGAACCGCTTTGAAAGTTTGTGCAGGGTAATTAAATCAAGTCCCCTGCATTCTTTTTTCTTTTTCGCCTTAAATTCTTTCCAGACTTTTCTTGCCCTAAAATTACGTTTTTTCTTTTGTACATCATTCATTTTTTTCCGCCTATCACCCTGTAATACATTACTTCAAGTCCAAGTCTTTCAGCTTCTGCCTTCTCTCTTTTAGCTCCTTCTGACGTTTCCCAGTTCTCCAACATTGCTATATGAGTACATCTTCTAAGAGCCTTCAAGTCTTCTTTCATAAAATCTTCATAAGTTGCACCAGGCTTTTCTGCCCTTACTATATCAGAAATATAACAGGGATTAATAACATTAAACCCACAAGATAAATAATGCTCTTCTGCCTTTTTAAACGTTTCTCTGTACTCGCTTTCTGCTAGTCCGGACATTTTCCCCGATAAGTAAACTGTAATCATTTCTATCTACTCTCCTTCTTAATACATCTTTAATCTTACGCAAGGTTTTGTATAAACCTCATACCAATTTTTTATTCCTTCTCCGTATTCTCTCAACATTCTTTCATAAAGGGCATAAGAAGGAATTCTCTTTCCGTTTTCAACATCAAACAAATAACTTGGTGATACACTCAATTTTCTCGCCATTTCTCTAAGTGAAACAGTTCTAAGTTCTTTAACTGTCTTTAGCATTATTCATTCTCCTTAAAATATCCTTTAATACATTTCCACAGACTACCAAATATTATCCACTGAGGTTCTGTACAAACTCCCATTGGTTTTATTTTTAGCCTGCCATAAAAATCTCTATAAAGTTGAAAAAGACAACCCCTTTGAACCCAACGTATAAGTGTCATTTTTATTCACTATCCTTTAGTTCTGGAAGTACAATTTCTTTCCAAGCGATAATATCTTTATCCCTTAAACAATAAGTACCTTCATAAGTCGCAAAATACCATTCATATACACATCGCTTGCGGATTTTTCCTGCACAGCGTCTTTTCCCTACAGCAATATTGTCCGCAAGTTTTGAATGTATTATTATGTATTCATTCTCTTTCGGTAAATCTCCGTCTTTCACATAATGCCATTCATTAGCCTTGTTATAGCCGTATTCAGCACCGTCTTTGAAAGCCTGTTCTGTATAATCGTTATTGCCCGATATATCAACATATTCTGCTGCTTCTTTCTCAAACATAGTTACTCCTTTAAGAATTGCTCTGTTTCAACTTGTATCGGTGTTGGTGGAATGTTACCAACTTTTGGCTTAAATAATTCTACCCATTTCGCTAACAGTTCTTTTGCTTTAAAAAGTTTTATATTACTATGATGATTAGAACAGTCTAGGCAATTTCTGTGTTTGAACCTTTCTTTCAGTTCTGCATTTTCCTTTTCAAGTTTCTGCACATACTCTATAAAGGTCGGTGTTATATATTCATCATTAAATACATTTTGGGCGTGGAATAAATCGTGTTCCACATCATAACGTATTCTATAATCTAATTCTCCGCTTATTTTCATTTTTCTTTTATCTCCTTTCTATGCTTTCCGATATACCATCCCGCTCTAATATCTCTTTCAGTCTTATTCTTCCCAGCACTTGCAAAGTTTTCGGCTTTCTGTCGCAATTCTTCTGATACACTCATAAAATCATAAACACTTTTTCTTTTTTCATATTCCGTCTTTTTCATTTTTTGCCCCCTTGATTTTGCGGGGTTTCCCCCCGCGTTTTATTTACAATGTTACAAAATGTTCTGTTCCCTTAAAAAACAGACAAACCACACTCTGTTTTTCAGAAAGCTTTCCACTTCTTAAAATCTTGCTTCCGAAGAAGTATGCAGGATATTTTCCCGAATTCTCGCAAGCCTTGATTGTGTTTACATACTCTGCTTCAATCATCTTAAAGCCTGTTATCTGGTATCTTGCACCCCTTGTTTCAATTGTCTTTCCTATCAAGTTATTCATATTAAAGCCCCCTATTGCTTCGTTATGTCTATATAATACATCTTAACACTTATTATGTCAACACTTTTTAGAAAAAAAATTAATAACAACAATCATTTCGCTTTTCGTAAAACGCAAGACACAAGCTATCGCCTTCATCGGGCGACCTTCCGTTATGTCGGTTTTTGAAGCAGGATCTTGTTGTATCACTTCGATTGTCTTTTGGTTCAAGTTGTTTCTGTCCTTTGGAATTATAGAAATATTGCCTTTCTGCCAAATCTTCAATCAATGTTTGTGATAGATATTCACTCGGTATGTAGATAGATTTTAATGGCAATTCAAACATCATTTCAGCAGCACAATTTGCGTAAACCTCTGGATTGTCCGCCCTTCCCCCGAAGTTGACCGGGATAACATTTGCACCCCATTCATTCAGAAGGTCATAAACTCCCTGATTGTAGCCTATATCAATTTTTATCAAGATCGCGGGATTTCTTTCTGCCATATCCCAGGCAAGCCCCGCAACTTCTTGTGTATTATATCCGTGTACTTTCTGAATATCTAAAACGCATAAGCCTTTTCTTTTGGTGATAACTGAATTATCGACTCCAAATCGGGCAACATCTATTCCGATTTCTATTGCCCCTTCCTGGGCTTCTTCGGTGTTTCTTTCTTCCCCCGTTGAGTCCATTACATCAGAAACCAACCAGACTGCATTTGTTTGCTTATTTCTCGGATAACCCAGATAAACGTGCTTCGCTTCGTCCGGGTCTCTCTCCATAAGGTTTTCGTATTTCTCTAAAAGGTTATCGGGGAAAAATGGGTTATCTTCGGCAAGGGGTTCCCCCTTTATTATCAACCAATCGGGGCGCGGCTTACTGACAAACTTTTGTGTAATAGGGTCATTTGTTGTATTAGGATTATAAACGGCCCATATCTCCGCTTGTCTTTTCTCTCCCTTGTAAATCCATTCTTTACGGATTGTTGCTTCCAGAGTGTCCCAAGTTTCAAGGCTCACCCCGTCCGCTTCTTCAATGAATGCGATTGTATAACTATCAAGGGATTTTAATTGGCTGCTTGTAAAATCGTTCAATCCGTTAAATGAAAAATAACTGCCATTAGTTTTATTTCTGATATAGTTTTGTGTAATCTCAAAATCGGTATAGCCTAATTCTTCAATCTTTCTACACAATAAAGAATAGCTACTGTCTTTAATTGATTTCTGTACAGAGCGCAAACAGATAACTTTTATATTGTCCCCAAAATAGTCCGGGTGTTCTGCAAACTGAATTAAAAGACTTGCGGTGCTTTCTGATTTCGCAAGACTCGCTCTACCACCGTATGCAATTTTGACAGGATGTGGCTCTCTAAACCTTTCCATTTTTGGCGTTACCTGCTCCCGATATAACCGCAAATATTCTTTCTGTTCTTCATCAGATAAAGAAAGAAACTTTTCACGACTAATTGCAGGAATAACTTTGTCCGCCCTTTTATATTTCCCCTTTATCATTTTTCGCCTATCAGTTCATCAAATATTTTTAATCTTTCTTCGGTAGTCTGCATTTCTGCCTTTATACTTCCTTCAAGATTTACTTTGTCGCCTTCCATTGCCTTTCTAATTTCAGTCATAAGAGATACAGAAGAACTATCACCCCTAGCGATAATCTTTTTCATACATTCATTTACAAGCTCTGCACCTGTCAATTTTCTTTCTTTATCACCCTGCCTTACGTTGTATTCTTTTTCAAGAAACTCTGCGTAAATCTGCGACATAAGTTTTTTCTTTGCGTTATTCTCTTTTCTTTTTTCTGCGGATTTTAATTGTCTTTCCCTTGCGTTTTCTGAATTACAAGGGTTTAAGTTCTGTGGATTAGGTTTTCCCATACTTTCTCCTTGTTATCTCCTTGCTACTCTAAACAACCACTTGTCAACGGTCTATTATTCGCAAGACACCATTTTGTGTATCTTCTGCGGATAACATCACAATATCTTTCATCAAGTTCCATAATTCGACATTTTCTATTTGTC